CGGACATCATCACCCTCGATGGCATCACCAAGGACGAAGACGTTGCCCGTCTCGCAGCCAAGGTCGAAGCCCTGCTTGCTGACTCCGAGTTCCTTGCGTTCCTCGCCGCGCCCATGGAGGGAGGAGAGGAAGCCGTCGAGATGACCGAGGAAGGCCCCGACGACATGGAAGCCATGTTCGCTGAACGCGCTTGATCCCCAAACCCCAACAGAGGTTCACACCATGAACACCCCGAGCACGGCCCCTGCGGCCCTCGGAGAGAGCCGTCCCGCTCTCAACGCCCCCTCGCCCTCCGGTGGAGTCACAAGCCGACTGAAGGCCCGTGACGCCACCGAGAAGACCATCACCGACGAAGCCCACGAGAAGGACAACGCCCGCAAGGCGGAAGCCGAAGCAGCCGAGGCTCAGGAGACTGAGCGCAAGGCCAGCTTGTCGTGGGATGACTCCATTCGTGAGATGGAAGACTCCGCACCTCACCTTGCCAAGCTCGCCCGAGAAATGCGTGCCGACTACACCCGGAAGACCCAGACCCTCTCGGCTGAGAAGAAGCGGCTCGCCGCAGACAAGGAAGCCCTGCTGAAGTCTGGAACGCTTGACACGCTCCGCGCCAAAGCCAACGAGGAAGTCGGTGAGTTGAACCCGTTTGACGAGTCCTCCATCAGTGCCCGTATCGAGCGCGAGGTTGCCCGTAGACTGGCTGAAGCACTGGAGCCAATGGAGCGGGAGCACAAGCAAGCCGCCGCCCGTCAGAAGTACGACACGTTCCTCGACAAGCACCCTGACCTCAAGACCGACGAGGGAGTCCGCAAGGAAGTGTTTGAGGCGCTGAAGGCCAACCCCGGTCTTGACCTCCAGAGCGCGTACTACGCAACACGAGGTCGTCGGGCTTCCAGTCTGGAGACTCAGCGTGAGGCAACGAAGAAGGCCCACCAGAAGGCTGCACGAGCCGCCGCACTGACCGCTACTGGTCAGGGACGCCGTGCGGGCACCCCGACCCTCTCCAAGATCGACGCGAAGGACATGTCGGCTTGGGATATCTACCAGAACCTCAAGCGTCAGCAGTCCCGCTGATCCCAGCGGTAGTAAAGCGGTAGCTGTAGGTAGGTGAGGACTCCCCGCTTCGCGGGCACGAGCACCCCTCAACAGACCGGCCTACAGCCCCCTCCCGTGAGGGACACGCTTCGCTGACCGGGAACCCACTCCCCTTCATCAGCCTGTCCTTGACAGGAGGACCAAATGCCTACGACTTCCGGTGTTCAGGCGGACATTCTCGCCTCCACCCTCCGCATCCTGCGCGACAAGGAGGTTGACTCAACCTTCCGCGCTATCGCTCTCCTCGACGCCTGTGACCGCGCCGGGAACATTGTCCGTGAGAACGGCGGTTCCTACGTGGACGTTCCTCTCGTCCTGACCGACCACAGCCAAGTGACCCAGCTTTCGTCGGGTTATGAAGGTGTGAACCTCGCTGTGTCGGACGTTATGCGTACCGGTACTTCCTCGTGGTGTGACGCGGTGGCTCCCATCGTCATCACCACCAAGGAATCCCTCAGCAACAAGGGTGAGCGGGCACAGATTCGCATTGCCGAGACCCGCATGAAGCAGGTCATGGGGATGCTCCGACGCGAGATCAACAAGCAGATCGTCGCCGGAAACTCCACCATCCTGACCGACCTCAACACCCTGAACGGTGCTGTGGCTGGTGGCTTCCTTCACGCTGCGACCTACGGCACCCAGACGGGCACCGCACAGGGCGTGGACAAGGCTGCGTTCCCCGAGTCCTACCAGAACCAGTTCATCGACGCTGGCGGAAACCTCTCCATCGCTGAGATGCAGGAACTTCTCATCCAGACCAAGGTGTTCGGTCCCGAAGGCGACGTGGATATCATCCTCGCCAGCCCCGAGTCCTACGCTGTCTATCGTGGTCTTCTTGAGGACAACGAGCGGTACACCAGCATCAAGGAAATGCAGGACATGTCCGGTCGCCTTGCCCTCGTGTTCGGCGGCTCCCCGGTCTACATCGAGCCGCAGCTTTCGGGCGTCAACGGTTCCAACGGCAACCCGCTGAGTCAGTATTTCCTGAATAGTGGGCTTTTTAACCTGTACACCGACGAAGATGCGTTTTTTGAGGTCGAGCCCATGGAGTCCATCCCTGGCTACGCTTCGATGGCTGCAAACATCATCGTCCGTATGCAGTTGACCGCCAGCAACCTGAGCGGCCACGGTATCCTCACCAACGGCAACGCATAAGCGTAAGGAGGCCATCATGGCTACTTCTACTCTTCTTCAGAAGCTCGATCCTGTCGCTGACGGCTTCGGTGCTACCACCTCCCACCGTCGTCAGACTGAGATGTTCATCGCAAACGGCGCTATCGCCGCTGGCGATTGGGTCATGTTCGACACGACCAAGACCGGTGCAGACCGCGTTCTGAACGTCATTGAGGCGGTCGGTGGCGGAACTGGCACTGGCCTCGTCGTCGGTGTCTCCACTCAGGCTGCTGCTGCTGGTGAGCGCGTCAAGGTCGTCGTCGCAGGCTACGCTGAGGGGGCTTCGGTCGCCAACGCTGTCGCCGCTGCTGGTGTCGCCCTCGTCGTGGACGCCACCGCTGCTGGTCAGGCTGTCGCTATCGCGGCTGGCGACCTCGCACCGGCTTGCGGAGTCTCGCTTGAGGCTGCTGCTGGCAACCTTGCGGACGTTTGGGTCTACAAGCAGTTCTGATTTCCCACCGGGAGCGGCCCATACCGCTCCCACAGGCCCCTTGCCTTGCGTTTCCTCTACATTGTAGGGGCCAAGGTCGGGGGCCTTTCTCTAAGCCCTTCACAGCGGTCAGGGAGACTCCGTGAACTTGTCGGACCTCAAGCAGTACGTTGGCAACGTCATCGACTACGACCCAACGGCCAACCCGACCTACTCTGACCAGCTTGGGCGCATCATCAGTGATGCCTACGAGCGCATTTACACTGAAAAGCCGTGGACCTTCTGTCAGAAGGAAGCGGAAATCGAAGCCCGTCCTGACATTACAGGTCTGACGATCCCAGTCACCAACGGATCGGCCACGCTGGCGCACGGTGGCGTGCTTGACTCCACCATGGACGGTCAGACCATCGAACTCAACGGTGTGGAATACACCATCGCCTACGTGAACAGCGCCACGTTCGCTTACTTGACCGAGGAATACCTCGGAGTGACCTCCGCAGGCGTCACCGCCAAGGTCGTCTTCCGCTACCTTGACCTCCCGGCTGACTGCGTGACGGTGATGAACGTCGCCACACGGTCCAACTCCATCACACCGGAAGACCCCGGCATGATGGCGGCACTGACCCGGTACGAGGACGAGTTCTTCAACCTCCCGCTGGGTGAGACTGGTGTTCCCCGGTTCTGGGTTCCCCATGACCCCATCTACATTTCCTCACCGTCCGTCGCACCCGTCGTGGCGACCCGTGCGGAACTGCTGAAGGGTGACCGGACCATCGAACTCGCTGTTGCCCACGAGTGGGGCGGTCGTAGCTCAGGTCTGAGTCCGTTCCTCTCCGTCACCCTCAACGCAAACCAAGACATCGACTGGACCGTCAGCACGATCCCGAACACCACGGGCTACCAGCGGGTCATCTACGTCCGTTTCCCCAACGACGGCTTCAAGGCTTGGTACAAGTTCGCTGACCGAAGCGGACTCCCCGTAAGCATCCCGCCGACCGGTATCGGCACGCTTGAGCTTGACACCTCGACCGGCAACGGCCCTGTCAACACGGACAAGCTCCCCTTCATCGCACCACGCTTCCAAGGTGACGGTGGGATGCGTGAGCGCATTAGGCTCCATCCCCGTCAGGCTGAGAACACGGTCTACACCGTCCGGTACATGGCTCGTCCACGCCCTCTGATTGAGGAGACGGACACGCCCGACATTCCAGCCGCCCACAGGATCATCATCGCCTACAAGGCTCTTGAGAACCTGCTTATCAAGGCTGACTCCCCGGCTCAGAGTCAGCTTTACGCGAAGCGTGCGGAGCAGGAAATCCTGAAGATGGAGCGGCGCTACCTTATCACCCCGGCTCGCCGGATCGTGAAGGGGAACTTCAACACGGCTGGTTCCTTCCGGTTCAACCGGTTCACTCGACTCACGAAGGTTCCTTGATGAAGAACACGACCGTCGAGGCCCGCGTACTTGGCGGCATACAGACCCCTCTCCCACAAGAAGGCACTTCCGCTACCGTCATTAGCAACGTGACGGTGGACCGGGAGACTCTGGGGTGGTCCTCCCGCATTGGCTACGAGAAGTACCGACCGGACCCCAACGACGAGTTCCGTCCGTTCAATAACCTCGGACGCATCGACTCCCTGTTCGTGTATCCGGGTGCCGCGACGGGATCCCGAGACATACTGCTGATTGAGTCAGGCGGAATCATCTACCTGCTCCACGAGGCCACCAAGCCCACGGTGTCCCTGCTCACGCTCGTCACCTCTCGGTCAGTGCCCTCCGCGACCCAGAACACGACCACCTACACGGCGGTACGTGACGGTGTGGTTGTCTGTAACGGTGACCAAGCACCCATCCTGATTGAGCCATGGCCCCTCGGTGGCACCGTGTCGGCTCCGAGCACCACTCAGTTCCTCTACCGGACCTTGGGCTTCCCAGCCGCAGCCGCACCCATCGACCCGCTCCGAGTCGTGACCATGGGCACCACCATCGGGTCCGTTGAGGGTCAGTCTGGTGGAGCAGTGAGCTTGTGGTGGCCTACATGGAACAAGGCCATCGGTCAGTGGGGTGACTGGGGCCTCGGCTTCGCGAAGAACCCTGACGCCACTCGCGGCAAGAAGGCGCTGTACGACTACAAGTGCTCGTACATTAGCGACACCGGCTCTGAAAGCCCCCTGAGTCCAGCAGCAAGCGTGCAGTGGGAGCTTGAGGGCAACACCGAGGGCTTCCAATACTGTACGGCTCTACGCATCCCCCGAGGCCCTGAAGGCACCGTAGGACGACGCATCTACAGGACGGGGAACTACTCGACGGACACGACCAACCCCAACCCGACCCTCGCCTACCTCGATGACGTGAAGAACAACGTCGATGAACTGTTCTTCGACCCCTACGCGAGCAACACCTTGGGATCTACGGCACCGGGAGCAAACGAGAGCGTTCCCATGCCGGTCCCGCGTGCCCGGTTCAGTGCCGTCTACAAGGACTGTCTGTTCCTCGACGGTGGTGTGGTTGACCCGTACACGCTGGTCTACTCCCACCCTGACAAGATTGACCAGTATGCCGCTGAGTCGTTTATCAGGCTTCAGGCGTCAGCCGGTGGGATCACCGGACTGTTCAGCCTCTACACGAGCCTCGTCATTCTCCGTGAGAGCGGCATCGACGTGGTTCAGGGTGACTTCGCCAACGGGTTTGTCTCTACGACCGTGACCAATCAGGTCGCCTGTAGGTCCGCAAACGCCCTTGACTCCGTTCCCGGCGTGGGTTTGATGATCCTCGCGCAAGACGGCATCTACCTGTTGAGCGGTGGACTGGTCGGCGGCGCTGAGTTTACGGTCACACGGGTCAGCGACCCCATTGAGGACTGGGTTTCTCGCATCACGCCCGACTGCATCGCCCGAGCAGTCGCCCGGTACACGCCCCTGACCCGCGAGATGCACTTCTACGTGCCCATCGACGGTTCAGACCGCCCGAACGTCGGTCTGATCTACCATGTGGACAAGCAA